CTCCTACTTGTGAAAGAAATCCTGAAATAGTTCTCTGTCCGAAAACTTCAGCTTCTTTTTCCATAAGATCTGGTAAATATTGTTGTGCCCACCCTTCACCAGCTGTTCCAGCTAAGTCAAGATAATTTGCGGACAACGTTTGTTTTTGGGAAGTAGTCGTTGCATTCAACGAACCCCCTGCAGTAATTGCCATAATTAATTTTTTTTAAATTGTTATTTATTGTTTTTAATTTTAAACTTAAAGTCGTTAGCATCATTACCTAGCACCCTTACTTTTATTCCTCCAGCATCTATAGTTCCATGACTTTGTCTTGGATTCATATCTACATTCTTAGCTTTAGCAACACTATTTTTCATAGCGTCAGCTTGGCCTTGTTCGTAAAAGTGTTTAGCAACAGCATCCGCATTCATCGCTGTATATAGAGATTTATGATAACCTTTAGCATCTGACATTTCATTATTTTTATTCAAAAACTTTTTGACAAAATTGTTAATATCGCTTTGGGTATCTTTTACTTCATTAGCATTGTTTACGTTAAATCTATACTTTTTATCTCCGACATTATATTCAAAACCTTTGAACTTGTCGTTAAAAACATTTTCAGTTTTATTTAAAAAAGTAGACTTTTGTTTATCTGCTGTTTTTTGAGTTGCTTCTGACTCCTTGTTGTATCTATTAAAGAAGTTAACTGCTTTCTGCTGCTCGGTTGTGAGTTTCGATCCAGCTTTAATTTCTTCATAGTATTTAGACTTTTGCCCGTCTAGGTGGCTTTTAGCGTTGGCAACTTGCTCTTTTAACGCTATTTTTTTCTTTCTTATATCTCTATCTTCGTCTATATCTTCGTCGAAAGAGAATTGATCTTCCATAAGGAAGTTAATTTCTTCGTTATCTAAATGAGGTTTTGTTTGAGTGTAATACTCTTTTAACAAAGCATCGTCATTTAAACTGCTATAATCTTGATTTAGCTTAACGTAATCGTTTAAATCTCCACCAGTATCTTCCATAAAGTCCATTAGCTTTTGGATGTTTTCTGGTAGTGGAGTTCCAGTAGCTTCAGCTTCTGCTATGGCTTCTTCAACTTGTTCTTCAACTTCTTCAACTTGTTCTTCAGTAATTTCTTCTAGTACTGGAGTTTCTTGTGTTTCAGTTTCCGGTTGTATTTCTTCTTGTTTTTGTGGGGCGTCGGCATTATCAGCGACTGCAACCACTCCCTGGTCGTCAGGGTTGTTTTCTTTAACTTCATCTTGTTTTGGTGTTGGGGGTTTACTTAAATCTACTTTAATAATCTCGTCATTTCCAGCAGACTCAAATTTACTTTCATCAACTTGAACCACGTTTTCATCACCTGGATCTTGTTGGTTTACTTGTGTAGTCTCTTCGACTACTTCTTCTAATTTTTCTTCCATAATATAATATAATAATAATTAATAAATTATCTAGGATCAAACGATCCTAAATCAAAACCACCGCCTAGTATATCATTACCTGCGGACTCAAAGTTTTTAGGTGGTTTTTCGTTTTTTCTTTGATCTATAAGTTCACTTTGTTGTGATGCTTGTATTTTTGTTCTTTCGTCCTTACGATCTTCTTTTTCTTTTTCTTTTCCTTTAGCACTTTCTACTTCCATGCCTTTCAATTGCATGTTCATCTCAAACTCTAATTGCATTAACTCTTTTTTATACTGAACTTCTTGATCCATTTTTTTAGCATTTAATTGGGATTTCAATTGTTCTAATTCGGCTTTGCTTGAGTTTAAAGCTTGATCTTTTTGGATTTCAGCTTGTACTGCCGCTTGAGCTGATTGTTGGTTTAACTGAGCTTGTTGCTGCATATTTTGCTGCTGTGTAGCTTGATCTTTGTCTAGTTTATTTTTTCTACGTATTTTTAATAGTTGATTTGCTAGCTTAATATTTTTTATTTCTCTAAGATCAATTGCGTCTGCAAGCTCTATAACTTGTTGTTGAATAGCCATTTGTATATTGTTCTCTAACAAACCTCTTTCCTCGTCATCTGGCTGTAATTCTATAAATATACCAAAGTCGTAAAGATGTAAACTAGATATTTCTTCTAAAGTTGCAACGTTATGAACTCCAATAGCTTGTATAAAAGCATCTTTAGTGGGTGAGTATTCTATAATGTCAGATATTCTTAGCGACAAGCATTCTGCCGTTTCCGCTGTTAAGAATAAACCTGCTTGGAGAATATGTCTAGTTGCTGTATTTGAATTTGCTGCGGCCATTTTTTGAACACCTACTAAAGCATTTTTATCAGGAGTACTACCATCTCTCGCTTCGTTAAGTCCAGTTACGTCTCTTATCATTTGTAAATAATAATTATACGTACCTATTAAACTTTGCATTTTTTGTCCACCGCTTCCGGAGTTTATTTCTTGAATAGGTATTTTACCTGGGTTCATATCACCATCAGAAGTAAAACTTCTTCCAATAACAGAACCTGTTTGGAAAAACATATTTAAAGCTTCTTGCGGGTTGTAGTTAGTCCCATTACCTAGATCAATTTCCGCTAAACCATCAGCGTCAAGATAAACGCCATCTGGAACTAATCTAGACATTACCTGTTGAAGTTTTAAATGAGTAAGCTGAATCATATCAGCAAATCCAGTTATTCTTTTTACTAAAGAATCTATTTTGCCGTTATACATCCTAGGAGCAACAATAGCATAATTCATTTTTACTTTAGTAAAATCACTTTTAGGACGCATCATGTTTTTACTCATTTCCCATTTAAGCAGCTTATCCGTTCCAAGAATCATAGCGCCTTCATACAAACACTCTATTGATCTTAGCATACGAGTATACCCACCTTTTTTTTGTTCAGGTGGATTAAAAGAATCATCTTTAGGTATAACTTTATCACCACCTGTTCCTGTTTCTTTTACTTTATAAACTTCATTCATATAAGTTTTATAATTAAAATATAAAACCTGAACTGTATTGTTATCATCTTTGTCTTCAGAGTGTCTATTGTTATAATTAGATCTATTATAAGACTTGTTTTTCATTATATCCAAAAGATCAGATTCTGATAAATGAGGAAATTGTTTTGCTAATTCGTTTACTGGAATAGTTTTAGCCTCTCCAACGTAATATATATCTTCAAAGTATGGAGAATCAGTGTATGAATATACAAGGTTTGCTGGGTCAACGTAATCTATAACAACTCCTTCGGACGTGTTAAACGAAGTTTTAACGGCTCCAATACCAAGAACAGTAAGATCATAATAAAATCTTTTTTTTGTAAGTTCATAGTTATTACCTTCAAATAAAACGTTTAAAGCTTGTTCTTCAGCAATCTCTATAGCTTGTTTGTAAGTTAACTGCATGTGAAGTTTTAACTCTTCTGGTGATTCTGGCAGTTTTTCGCTTGTATCTCTTGTGTTTACACCATAAACATTTTCCATTTCTTCATCAAACGCTTTCATTTCCATGTCCTTTAAGATGTCTTCCATGTATTTAGTTCTTTCAGCAACGCCGAAAGGATCTTGAGAATATGCGCTTATATCATATGTTCTTTCGGCAATTCCATTAACAACAATGTCTACAAACTTGGAAATAATAGGAACTGGCTTCCAGTCTAAATTTAAATAGGACAAATCACCGTTTATAGATAACTCATCCTTATATTTTTGAATAGACTGCTCACCTCTAGCATACAGTCTTAAACTATGAAAATCATTGCTATTAGATTTATATCTATTAACACTTTTACCGTTATTGAACCACTCCTGCTCTATGGCTTTGCCAACTTTTAAACCATATTTATAGCTAAGTTTCTCAGCATCGCTAACGGTTTGACTTGGAAAATAACTTTTAATGCCAGACTCTGCCATATTTATTATTTGATTATTCGTGAATTATTTCCAGTATTACTATACTTAGAAACGTTTATATTTAGTTTTGGTTTTTCAACCTTTGCGTTTGGCGCGTATAAATGTCTATTGTTTGCCATTATAGCTAAACCAGAACTTATAGACGCATCGTGCTTTGTTCTTTTGTTTATATCAAATTTACTCCAGTCATTCAGAAGTTCGTTAAAGTATAAATCTCCAAGCGTTCCATCCTGTTTGATACCTACGTGATCTTGGATATACATTTCAATCGCAGCGGCGTGTGCTTGTTTTATATCTTCACTTGAGTTAGGTATACCGCCTACTTCTTTTTCTGCAACAGATAATTTGTTCCATATTTTGTCGGGCCTATTCATACTAAATCCTCTGTATCCTCTACGTCTTAAATAGTACAAGAGACGAGGTTTATTGTTCTCTGCGAGTATAGGCATCCCGTAAAATACTAATGCCATTAGAACATCTTCAAAGAACATCTCTGCAGTTGGTGGTCTAGATAAGTATTCTAAGAAGAAACTGTTCGCCGGAGCGTCTTCCATTGAAAACCTTGTTAATCCGTGAAGCGCTCCTTTTGAACCCGCTCCATCAACCGTCCCACTAATATCATAGCTATCACAACCAAAAGCCCCCATATGTTCATTTCCAGGATATCGTATACCATTTTTTAATATTACTTTGTTTTGTATTTGCTGAGGTGGAACCCAGCTTACTTTAAACCTACCTTTTGGATCTGGATAAAATATCACTTGAGAATCTTTTATTCCACTCACCCATTGAAAATTACCTTGAGTAACTCCTAATGTGCTTGACATTTCCTCGTTATAATCTATCTGCTCGTATATCTTAACAAGATTAAAAATAGAATTTTTAGTCTCATCTCTAAACGCATGCTCTGTTGTTCTTGGAAACTGGCGGTAAAATTCGTTTAAAGCATCGTGATCACTTTTTAAACCATCTACTTCGTTTTGCCAATTATCTATTACACCTACGTCTATTAGTTCACCGTCTGGGGCGAGCACATCGCGATCAGGAGTAATGAATACTGGAATTCCGTGCTCATCAATAAATCCTTCGTAGTTCCATTCCATTGGGACAAACAAAGAGTATAAACCAGATTTTGTTTGACCGTTTCTATTTCGTTTTGTGACGTCTGAAGCATTGTATAATTTTTTAAAGTTTTCTCCTCCTTTGTCCAACGCATTACTTGTTGACCCCATCATGCACTTACCAATAATTCTACTACCTAATCTTAGACATGTTTTTGTAACTCTCCAGTTATTTAGGATGTTCTCAGGTCTCTCCCATTTGCCCGCTTCATCATGTACTAGTAAAGCTAGTTTTTCACCGTCATAACTATTATCTCCTGTATTTTTCCAATCTATAGTCGTATCTAATCCTTCTAATTCTTCTAAATGCTCATTGGTTGTTATTTTTTTTCTAGTAAACCTTGTGGATGGCACTCTATACGCTAACTCTGTTTTAGGACGATCCATACCATCTTGAATAGGTTTAAAAAAGAAAGGGTAGTTTATACTAATAGGTACTATTTTGTCAGTAAACATTTTCTTTGCATCTGCACCTGTTTTAGATAACACCCCAAATCTACTATCACCTGCAAGAGTGGCTAAGTTAACTGTTTCTGCAGATGACATGAACGAAAACCCTGAACGTCTGTTCTTTAAGTAACACATCCCATAACATCTTTTATCCGCCTTACAAGCTTCCCAGAATATATAAAACAATCTGTTTGCTTCTCTAAAGTCTGGAGCTCCAACATCTATCTTGCTCCACTGCAAATACATATAGTGTGTACCCGTTAAATAAGTAGGTTTTCCATTATTAGTAAACCAAAAACCATTATCTCTTCTATCAAACTCTTCGTCTATATAATCAAACCATTGTTCTTTTTGATCTTCTGGATAAGCTCTCCAATCGAATATACTCTTAAGCCGTTCTAGTTCTTTAGGTTGATCAGTTCTTACCCATTTGTTTTTTTTGTGATTGTGCACTTGCACTGGCACTTTTGGCAAAGCAATTTGCAAGTTTTCAATTTCAAGTATTTCGCCGATCTGACCAGTTTTTGATATAACGACAATATCATGTTCTTTATCATATCCATATTTCCATTTTTTACCCTTGTTAAGACGACTGATAGTCGTTTTTTTAACAGGTTCGATTGTTTTAACTAAACTTT